AGGGAGTAATTAGATCCATTGAAATATGCATAGGTGTTGGTGACGGCACTAGCGAACTGCCACATGACGCGCGTGGAAAAACGTGTGCGGTCATTGTTCACACCGTACATGGTACATACTAAAGGTTGTTTAGCGTGTTCGGTGCAGAATTTTCCAAGGTTGGGAGGCAGGGGTCCTGTGTTTGGTACAAAAACAATAGCCAAATCAAGAGTTCCCACTCGAGGAGAGTGTAAAGGATTAAGCCAAAACTTGATTTTCCGAGATCCATAATGAATAGTAGCATAGGCAGTTTCGCCAGGAAGAAAATGGTGAGGAATAAGAGCTACGTTAGACTGAAGTAAGTAAACGCCGGAGCACTTTGTGCCAATGGTAATCTGGCAACTAGATTTCATAAAACTATTTTCAGCTTGTGCGAGGGTGACAGGGGCACCCGGGGTTGAGAGGTGAGTGGGTTTGCCTGTAATCCAAGTGTTATCAGTAGTGTCACGTTCTTTAAGGTCTGCAACGTTAACAGGAGATAAATTACCTTGGATAGTAAGGGAAGCACGTAAGGCTTTTATCACTTTCCCAACGCTGTACAAGACAGCCAGCCCAGCAAAAGCACCACAAGCGTATTGTACGTGCTTGTCGCGAGCTGAGATGAAGGTCTCGTTGAGACACGCACGGTTGTCGACGAGTTCATCGAGATAGGCGTTCTTCTTTGCTTCAATTACTCCAGAGCCAACCACTAAGCAGTGGCCAAGACAGAACAAAACAGAAGGTATGATAAGAACATGATTAATGCGAGACATTAGGTAAATCCCGCAAAATGAGGCTAGTGCGAAATTGTACCAGTAGGTTCTGACACTTTGGCCTATAATATCCCTACCAAACCAAAGGATGAGGAAACGCACGTAATCGTTGTCCATCATAGGTTCAGGAACCCATGAGGACCACCTGGAGTAGGGAGACTCCTCGAACCAGCGATATCCTTCTAGTAAGGATTCAACCGCTAGATCTTCAACGTTTGTTTCGAAATTGCACCTGTTCTTCTTGAAAGACAT